AAGTAGCCCCCAACGATCGGTCCCAAACAAACAACGATATGACACCGCTCCAACGAGCGGCCCTTTGGCTTTCCAAGGTGCCGCCAGCCGTCTCTGGCCAGTCCGGACACTCAACCACCTACACCGCTGCCGTCGGCCTCGTACACGGCTTCCAGCTATCGGAGGCTGACTCTCTAGCCCTGCTCTCAAGCTGGAATCAATCCTGCCAACCCTCTTGGACCGAGCGCGAACTCATCCACAAGCTCCGCGAAGCCGCTTCCAAGTCTCACTCCAAACCAGCCGGCCATCTCCTTCAATCAGGGGTATCCCCATCAACCGCTCCATTCGATATCACCAAGGTCTCATTCAAGAGGCCGTCACCAGCAGTTGCGCCCGATCCTCAAGCCAGCGAGTTCAAGCGGTTCCTTCAAGCCGCCTTCGCACCCACCGAAGTAGTCTGTATCTGTGATGCCGTCGAGGAGGGTAGGCCAGTCACTGCTGGATCATTCATTCCCATCGAGGAATGGATCGCCCGCTTCGATGATCCGGCATCCCGCATCCTATCACCGGAACGCGAGGGGATCTTTGTCCGCATCAATCCCTTCAAGCCCAACCTCTACAGCGGCTCCGACAACGATGTTAGCGCGTACCGCCATGTCCTGGTGGAGTTCGATGACAAGCCCAAGGCTGAACAGGAGAAGCTATTCCGAGATTCTGGCCTACCGATCACCGTACTCATCGACTCCGGTGGTAAGAGTATCCATGGCTGGGTCCGCGTAGATGCTCCCAACCGCAAGGAGTGGGACATCCGCCGGGATATTATCTACTCGTCGATCCCGGGCATCGATGCCAAGAACAAGAACCCCTCGCGCTACAGCAGGCTCCCGGGCGCATGGCGGAGTCCTACGTCCCAGCAAAAGTTGTTGGCCACTAACCTCGGCTCCGCTTCATGGGAAGACTACCTCACCTCCCGGGAGACCGATGATGACAAGTCCACGGTGGTCTCGATCAAAGACCTCATCAACTTCGATCCAGACAACGATCCCGACAACCTGATCGGCAAACGCTGGCTCACCCGCGGCTCCTCCATGATCATCAGCGGTGGTACCGGTATCGGGAAGTCCAGCCTCATGATGCAGATCGTCATCCGCTGGTGCCTCGGCCTCGACTTCTTCGGGATCAAGCCGGTGAAGCGATTGAAGATCGGAGTCATCCAGGCCGAGAACGACAAGGGTGACCTCGCCGAAGCCTTCCGCGGGGTCATCAAAGGACTCAACATGAGCGTCAGCGAGATCGCTATCCTCCAAGAAAACCTCCACTTCCGCACCGAAGCCGTCCGTACCGGCGACCAGTTCCTCGCCTACGCCCGCCGGTTCATCCACAAATCCAAGCTCGATGTCATCGTGGCCGATCCACTCTTCAGCTACTTCGGCGGTGACCTCAGCGATCAGGGCGAGGTCAGCGTGTTCCTTCGCAACAAACTCCAGCCCATCCTACACGAGACCAAGGTCGCTTGGATCTGGATGCATCACGTTGCCAAACCTCAGCGTAAGGAAAGCAATGAACCACTCACCACAATGGAACTGGCCCACTCAGGCTTCGGCTCCAGCGAACTCGCCAACTGGGCGCGTGAGATAGCCGTTCTCCATGAGGTAGGCCAAAACAAACCTAGAAGGTTCCAGTTGGCCTTCTGCAAGCGGGGATCGCGGCTCCAGTCTAGCTCACTTCATCTTCGTCATTCTCCCACGGGTATTCTGTGGGAGCAGTGGAACCCGATGATGATGACCGGGGCGCAACTGAAGGAGCCGCAACCACCTCCACATCGGCCAAGGCGGCGCGCATAGCTTTCCACCAGTCTTCTCCACCAGCCTCTTCCTCCTCGGCAGAGGCTTTTTTCGCTGCTTCCATCAATGTTTCATCGACGACGGGTTCGTAGCTAGGAGCCTCCTCCTCCTTCTTCGATTCATCCTCCTCCTTACGCTTACCCGGACGCTTCCTTTCGAGTTGGCCAATCGATCGTTCATGCTTCTTCACCGCGGTCTTCAGATACGCAACATCACGCTTGAGATCATTGATGGTTCTCAAGAGCAACGAAACCTTGTCCTCATCCTGCGGAGGAACCCAGTCACACCCACGCCACTGCCGATGAACCATGTCATAAACAAGGACTTGAGACTTCTTGTTCCTCATGGAATTGAAAGCCCGGATCGCTCGACCAAGCTCACAGGCGAGATTCGCCATTATGTAGGCCAGAACCTCGGACTTAGCCGGGTCGATGTCATGGCGTTGCGGGGGCGTCAGTCGGAACATCGACCGAAGCGTGGAACCATTGTCCAGATAACTCATAGCAAGAGCAAATTGCTTCATGGACGATCCAGCGTCAAGATAAAGGAATGTTGATTTTGCAGCGCACCCCAAAGAGTTACCATAGCCACTACTACTCTCCCTAGAGGGAGATTCACACTCCCTCTACTAGGGAGTTAAAAACTGCTTACGCCGCAAGCTTTTCGGGGGCTTTGAAGGCCCCCACGCTGCGGCTGCAGTTTTTGAATGACCCTCTACTGATTACGAAGTATCGGGTATAAGGTGGTTGTGATGGATGGATATGGATGTCGATTGCTGGAGCTTGGAGGGGTCTAGGAGCGCGTTTGATTGCTGGATGGAGTGTAGGGAGCGGAACGGGGGTATCGTCGCTTAGAACAGGACCGCTTGGATTGGCCTACTCGACCGCACCATGATTCCGGATTTCCCGATTCCCGATTCTGGATTTCCGAATTCCGAATTCCGTATGGCGTATGCAGAATCCCGAATACCGCACCATGAGATCGCGGGGCGGTGGGCGCACCTGGGCGGCACATGAGCGGGCGACGGGGGGTCGGACACGGGATGTCCTATGCCAATAGCGGGGTCGGACATTCGATGTCCTAGGGGGGATCCTGGTGGGCTAGTGTCAAATCAGGAACCGAGACTATGGGCAAAGGAAGGAAGGGGGCGATGGCCTACTCATAAGACAAGCGGCAAGCGGGCCTAGGAAGGAAGGAAGGCGGGCGTCGGGTGTCCACACCCTCGGGGCAACAAAAAACCCCGCAGGGTTGAACCTACGGGGCGTGGTGAATGGCTTGGGATTATCTACCGTTGCCTGCTAGGGCTGAGAGAATGAGAAGCAAGGTGAACAACAGGCAAAGCCCGAGGTACCCTAGGACACGGAGTAAGGGCTTCACTAGATGAGTCCTAGGGCGATGAGAATGGACGGGCACCCGTGCGGGCAGGAACCGTCGGGTTCCACCACGCAACCCTCTGTGCAGCATGCGGGCGATGTCGCTTCCCACATCGCGTTACGGGTGAAGTCCTCGAGGGTGTCGGGGGTGAACCCTTCGTTTTCAAGAGCTTCGGTGGCTGTGATCAGGTAGGGGTTTACTTTGGTTTTCATTATGTTTTGTGAGGGCGTCAATTGCCCGCAGAACCCACGGAGTTTTACCCCATGGATCCTCCGGATAATTCAGGCTTCGATAAAATGCGTGGCACCCTTTCCGTGGGGTGGAATGTGGACAGATTCGAGTCCGTTTCGGTTCCCGGCGCATAGTTGACACACAGCGCATGGGGTACCGTCGCGATCGCTGGCGCACAGGGACTCGCCGACCGAAGCCTCGGAGCCGACGCGAAAAGTACTCCACCCCATGCTGCGGGCGATGACCAGTTGCGCGATGGAATCCACCGAGGCCATTAGAAGGGTTTTCCAAGGTTGAAGCGATGGCTTGCGCCATTGGTGTGTGTAGCCTGTCCACCCCGAAGAAACCCCCGCGATGGCCAAGGCGAGGGACAAGGGAATCCATGTGGGGTCGCCGTAAGCTCCGAAGCGAACTTTGCGGCCAACGAAACATTCGAGACTACGCAGGGGCGCATAGTTTCCGGCTTTCCATGCTTTCCAAATCCCTTGGGGGGCTTGGCCAACGTTGACGTAACACGAACGATCGCCGCCGTGACCGTCGCCACGGTGGACGCAGTTGCCACAGATAAGCCGGTCCAAGCCCGTGCGGATTGCTTCGGTAGGGCTACAGGCTTTGACTAGGATCCATATTTGGATCATATCGCCCGTTTTCCGGTTATCGGAGGGGGTGGAGAAGCCGGTCGCGATGATCACTCGGGCATGATCTTCGTGGAGAATGAAGCCGTTCAAAGGGAACCTCCGAGGCTTTCGATGATGGCCACAATGGCCATAAGGAGAATGAAGCCAAGGGCGCAAAGCGGGCCGTGGAATCGGTGGGGGATGCGTAGTTTCATTGGTTAGCGGGAGGAGGTTTGAAGGGCGAGTTCAATTTCCATCTGTAGTTCTCCACAGATTCCCACGCCGTCGGCGTCTGTGATTCGATACCAAATGAAAGAGCCGGGTGAGTTCCGGTGGAGTCGCTTTGCGTGGGCTATGCGGGCTTTGATCGCGTTCGCGACCGTACGGTGGCGGGAAATCCGGGTTCCGTTGAAGTGATCGAGGAGGAGGATCATAGGTTTTTTGTGGGCCCGTAAATCAGGCCGTGCGCAAAGGAGATCACCCTTTCGCACATGCGTCAACAAAAGAGGTAAAGAAAATAAATCCAAGGTAAAGGGGGTGGATGAAAGCGAAAGCGGGGGTTGTCATGGAGAGGGTGAGGCAAAGGGCAAAGCCTGAGAAGGGCACTAAAATGACCTTGTCAGACGCCACTAAAAAGGAAGCGATGGAAGCCGCGCAGTACGGCATGCCCATTGACCGCATCGCGATTCTCTGTGGGTTCCCTGCGGGCAATCAAACCCAGTGGGCCCGGTGGATCAACGCCAACCCTAAGTTCCAGGGTGAGCTTGACCGTGCCCGCGCCCAGGGTGAGTTGCTGCTGCAACGAAGGGTGATGAGCGGCGAGGCCAACTGGCAAGCGGCGGGGTGGATGCTCGAACGTACTCGAGGCTACGTAGCCCGCGCATCGCTAGAACATACTGGTAAAGGTGGTAAAGAGTTAAGCGTTAGTGGCAATCTACTAG